GGTATTCCGGGTTCTGGAGCTTTACTATTATCTTGGGGTAGTAACGGTGTTATTACTAATTCTGCTCTTATTGATTCATATAGTATATTCGACAACAAAGAAGAACTTGATGTTGATATTATTATTGGAAATGAATTTGATGCAGGTGCTAGTGCAAACAACCTTAGCTTAACAAGAAAAGATTCCATGTGCTTCATTGGTGCTAATTATGTTGATACAGTAGGTAAAAAATCTGCTGAGGCAACAGCTAACCTAATTACATGGAGAAAAACAGGATCACTGAACTTCAATAATATGTTCGCCGTGGCGGCGGGTAATTACAAATACCAATATGATAGATACAACGACAAATACCGTTGGATAAACATGGCTGGTGACATTGCTGGTCTTAGAGCCCAAACAAACGCTAATCGTGCTTCGTGGTGGGCGTCAGCAGGGCTTGAACGTGGGCAAATTAAAAATGTTACTAAACTAGCATTTAATCCAACTCAAGGGCAAAGAGATTTACTTTATAAAAATGGTATTAATCCTGTTGTTTCATTTCCTGGTTTGGGAACTGTAATGTGGGGACAGAAAACAATACTTGATAAACCTAGCTCGTTTGACAGAGCTAATGTTAGAGGACTTTTCAATACTCTTGAACGCACATTGGCAAAAATGGCTAAATTCCAGGTTATGGAATTCAATGATACTTTCACCAGAAATAGAATAGTTACTATGATTAAACCTTATCTCGGTAGCGTACAAGCAGGTCGCGGTATCGCTGATTTCTTGGTTATCTGTGACGAATCTAATAACACTTCTGATGTAATCTCTCGAAATCAACTAATCGTAGACATTTATATCAAACCAGTTTATGTGGCAGAATTTATTCAGCTTAGATTCACAAATGCAGGAACAAATAGCTTTGCCGAAATCATCGGGGCTTAATTGAAAGGAGCTCTTCGGAGCTCCTTTTTTAGCATAGTACTTCTTAATTCTATGTGTCTTTCTCCATAGTATAAATAAGATTAAAAAGGATAACTATGTATTCACCATCAGTAACTGTTAAAGAAATAGATAATTCTGCCAATATACATATTGGCTCTTTTGGTTCAGCTGCGTTTGTTGGCTATTTCAATAAAGGACCAATAAATTATCCTACTTTTATTTCTTCTATTAATGAATTTAAAACTGTATTTGGTGAAGGTTATTCAGATTATTATCAGGATTGGTCACAAGTTTATAATTATTTGAATTATTCTTCTGGAATATGGGTAAGTAGAACTACTGGTGATACAAGATCTAATGCAACAAGCGGCACCCCAATACTTATTGATAATTTGGAAGTTTGGAGAGAAATAAAAGATACACTCGTAACGCCATTATCTATTGAATTTTATGCTAAAACACCTGGTTCTTGGGGCAATACACTAAGTATAGGAATAATCAGTGTTGCTGAATTTAATAATAATTCACATATAGGGTTTAATATATACTCCAAAGATGCGTTTACTTTTTTTGAGGAAGGAAGCTTTGGAATTTGCATTTTTGAAAACGGCATTCTTGTAGAAACTTATTATAAAGATTATGATGCTATTAATGAAATAAATGATGAAAGTATCAGGGTTTATCTAAACGCTGCATTAGTAACAATAGGTGGTTTTTTATCTTATGGTACCGTTACTTCACCCACAGCATCAACTATTAATGGTGGCTTAATAACAGCTCCTGTAACGGAAAGCTTTGGTTTGGGTCTTATTTCAGCAGATATAGGTGGGCTTGCCAAGTTTTTAGCATATGATAACACAATTATAAATTTAAGCGATGGGTTTGATGAACCTCCTTCTCTTAACACCGTCATTGACGCCCATGAAATTTACCATAATACAGACTCTTTTGAACTAGATGTTTTCATTGGAAGAGAAAATAATGATGCCGAAGCTATTACTCTAGCTAATACCAGAAAAGATTGTATGGTTTATATAGGATTACCTAAAATTTTACCTAATAACTTTGTTGTTCCTTCTAGAGTTACACCAACTTCAGAAACCGAAATACTTAATTATATTGGTTCACTGCCTAGAAGTCAATTTGTTCATTATACTGCTAATATTAAAGTTCAAACAAATATTTATACTGAAAAAAATACACTAACTAATTTAGCAGGAGATATTGCAGGTGTACATATAGCTGCAAGTAAATCAAACCCATGGGGCGTTGGTGCTGGCACCAACAATGGACAAATTAAAAATGTTACTAAAATGCATAGATTTTTGTCACAAGCCCAAACATCAGAATACCATAAAATTGGTGTAAACACAACACATAAACATGAATTATCTACACAATTCACATTTATAACAGAAGCATCAAGTTTTGACCACGTGAATGTCAGAAATCTCTTTAATCACATAGAAAAAGCTAGTAAACATGCTATGAGATATATTATTTTTAATAATAATACTGAATATTTAAGAAACTCAATAGAATTAGCTCTTAAAAATCTTGTTAAACTACTTAAAGATCAGCGTGGTATAAATGATGGATTAGTTAGAGTAATTACAGATGACTCACAACCAGATGTTATTACTGTTGAAATTATAATTAAACCTAAATATGCAATAAATACTATTACTATTCGTGTTACTAATGCTGGAACAAATGAATTTAAATCAGTAGTAATAGGATAAAACAAGTTTATAGAATATTTATCAACTAGTGATTAGGCTTTATAAATAATACAAATAGAGGTAATAATGAAAAAAATTTATATCATATACACAATAAACAATATTCCTAATATTGGTGGCGCGACGCCACAAGGTGTGGAAATAGGAATTAGTAGTTATAAGCACTTGAGGTGCGGTTCAGTAGCAGAAGAACTAGATCTTTTGAAAATATCTGAATTTAACCCAATCGTTGTTTCTGAATCAGAAGCTTTTGGACTTAACTATATTGATAAAGAGGGTCTTATTGAAACATCTGATGAAGAAATTGAAACTATAGCACCATTCACGGATGAACAACAATTACAAAAAGAAGCAGCAGAAAAGCTACTTATTAAACTTCAAAAACGGTTTTCTGTTGATGCATATGCAGGGGATGCCCAGGACTTATTGGCAGATGTTAGTAAAAAATTGTCTATTTTATATAAACTTATAGTACCAATTATGGATAAAGTAGTTAATAACAACTCTATTGGAACATCAGAAACACAAGTATTAAAACAATTCATTAATGATTATAATGCTGATGAACTAGATATATCTATTAATAATCAGATTGATAAAATAGATATAATTGAGTTATCTAAAAAACTTAGAATTAGAGATTCTAAATTAAACGATGCTATAGGATAAAAACATGAGTATTTCACTAGTATTAAGACATGGTTCTTCAGATGAACATAACAATTTTATAGGTGCTTTAGGGGAAGTTACAGTTAATACTGATACTAATACGTTACACATCCATGACGGTCTAACGTTAGGTGGCCAAAAAATCAGTGGGGCTATTAATTGGAAAGAAATAGCAAGTAATTATACAATGAAAATAAATGAAGGTTTATTTCTAGATACAAGTTTGAGCTCATTTGAAATTGTTTTACCATCAATTACTGAATCATCTATTGGAGATGAACTTTATGCTTTTATTTTAAATTCGACAAACTTGGTGAGTATATTAAGTAATGATGCACCTATAAATGGGTTATATACCGCTGAAATGATGACAGAAGAAAACAAGCTTTACACGTTTACTTATATTGGTGGAACCCAAGGATGGGTTTCAACTGAATCATTACCAGTTCCGGATGGCAGTCGTGGCATATTTTTTGGAGGCTTTGAATCAGTAGAATTATCGGATATTGATTTTATCACAATCCCAACACAGGGTAGTGCCTCAATATTTGGTTCTTTGCTTCAACCAGTAAGTGAAACATATGCTGTTTCTAATGGTTCTAGGGGTGTCGCAATTGGTGGTAATTCATCAGGTAGTATAACAATAAACACATTACAATTTGTAACATTCGCAACATTGGGAAATTCTTCAAACTTAGGTAGCTTAACGTCTGTATTATATGATATGGGTGCCGTTGCTGATGGTAATAAAGCGGTACTTGGTGGGGGCAAGATAGGTGTTTTAGGTGATTTTACATCATTATTGCAAACATTTCAAATAGATACATTCACAGCAGCGACCGCTCATGGTAATTTATCAAGTGCTAGGTCTGAAGTTGCAGGACTGAGTGGTGGTGATAGAGGTATTTTCGTTAGTGGTAAAACACCGACCAAACAATCAGTAATAGATTATATTAGTATAGGACTCGGTGGTAATGCTACAATATTTGGTAATTTAACAACAACATTAACCGCAACTGGTGCAACATCGGATGGTTCAAGGGGCGTCGTATTTGGTGGTAGAACCAGTGTTTCCACAATACAGTATATAACAATAGCAGTGCCATCAATAGCTCAATTATTTGGTAACTTAGCTAACACTAGATATGATTGTGCAGCAACAAGTTTTCTTTCCAGAGCAGTGGTTGGTGGTGGTTGGACTGGTGATAGTGGTACTTCTTCATTAGAATATATTGATATAACCACTCTAGCAGACGCTAAAGCATTTGGTAATTTAACAGGTGTTTCATCTCTGTCATCTGTTTCAATTCCTGGATAATTTCTTGGCACTAATTCAACTTCCATCTTAAACGGTCTCCTCGACTATGCCTTCATCTTTGGGAAAGGCCCTTTCCCGGAACTTGGTATCAAAGGGGCAGCCATTGGAACGGTGATTGCCCAATCCATTTCG